AAGTGCGGCGAGGCATCGTGGGAGCCGATGGCAGAGCCAAAGCCTGCACCTGTCGCGATCGCGCCTGAGCCCGTCGAGCAAGCTCCCGCGCCTCCTCCTGTCCCCGAGCGCCGTCGTCGGCGTCTCTAGTCGTCTCGTTCACTCTCTCACTAGGAGCCACGACACATGGCAACGATCTACGGTGCGATTCGCGGTATCAAAGTCATCCAAGAGCCCGTTTCCGGCGGCTCGCAGGGCGCTGCTCTGGTCTCGTTCACGCTCGGCGCGTACACCGCCGCCAGCGACAACGGCCAGCTCGGAGGTGGCGGCAGCAACAACGGCGTGAGCACGACGAGCACGCTCGCTCAGCTCATCCAGGCGGCTCGCCGCGACGGCAAGACCGTGACCCTCGGCCTGCCCGCGGCCACCAACGTCAACGCCGCGATGATGGTGCAGTCGGGCCTTCAGGGGTCCACCGAGTTCTACGCAGGAAACTTCGCCATCTCCAGCGGGAACCTCACGTTCAACGTGGCCAACAGCAGCGGTACCGAGGTCAACGCGGCCTCTGGCGTCGAGGATCGGCCCTTCCAGCTCATCGTCGCGATCTCGCTCTCCTGATTCTAGGAGGCTCGGTCGCATCTCCACAACCAACGCCCACGTGAGCGGCAATCACGGCAGGAGATAGCGAATGGAAACGCCCGACACGGAAGAGCTCGTCAACCCCGCCGACGTCAAGGTCGTGCCCGATGCGCCCGTCGCAGCCGAGCAGCCAGACCCGTCGTGGCTCAACGCGCGCCTCGAGCGCGCCAAGGCCGCAGCGATGAACGATATCGCGCGCATGCTCGGCGTGGAAAACCTCGACAAGGCCAAGGCCCAGCTCGAGGCGGCACGCAAGCTGGAGGACGAGCGCAAGACCGAACTGCAGCGGCTCACCGAGCGCACCGTCGCTCTCGAGGCCGCAGCCAAGCGTGCAGAGCAGCTCGAGGGCGTGCTTTCGCAGCGCGCCGAGGTCGAGCTCTCAACGCTCACCGATGCCCAGCGCGCGGCGGTAACGTCGCTCGCCGGTGACGACAAGGCCGCGCAGCTGCGCGCCATCACTGCCCTGCGGCCCACGTGGCAAGCAGCGGCAGCGGCAGCGGCTGCAGCGGCCCCTACGGCGCCCACAGCAGCGCCAACGCCCGCAGCGGCACCGCGAGTCGCCCCTGCGTCTACCAGCGCCGCCACGAGCCAGCCAGCGTCCACGACGGCGGCACAGCTCGTGGACCATCGCGCGGAGTACGATCGACTCCGAGCGCAAAACCCGGTGTTCGCCGCGCACTATCTCGCGGCGTACCGCACCGAGATCTATCCGCAGAAGTAGCCAGATCATGCCCGGCACTGTCGCTCGGGCTGTGGAGGACTGAACCATGCCCGTCATCTCTCGCGCGTCTCTTCCCGAGGAGTTCTTCGACATCACGTCGGCGATGCTCCTCATCCAGCCCGAGCCTCAGTACATGTATGCCCAGATGTGGAAGAGCGCGCTCGGCGCCGCTCTCCCGCAGCCCGCGGGCCTCGGCCTCCCCGGTCGTCAGCTGCTGCAGACCGGCGCGGCTGTGCCTCCGATCGAGTCCATGCGCCTCGTGCTCGACGATGCCGTCAGCTCGCAGACCATCAAGGTCGTGCCCGAGCTCGGCGCTGGCGTCGGCCACACGGTGCGCATCAACCGCCCGTTCTACACCGACTCGACGTACACCCTCACGAGCCGCACCATCGCCGCTGGCGCGACCATCTCGACCACGCCGCTCAACATCTCCATGGAGCAGGTGCCGCTGACCATCCAGCGTTACGCTGGCCCCTACGGCGCATCGAGCGTGCAGCCCTACGGCGTGGATCGCTTCGATGCGACCCGCGCGATCCACAACGTGTCCGAGCTCGTCGGCCACTACCTCAAGCGCGACTTCGACAAGTCGATCGACTCGTGGCTCGTGGCTCTGCTCGACCAAGCCTCGTCCGCCGTGTACCCCACCGGCATGAGCGCGCCCAACGATGCGCTCGCCGCCAACTCGTTCCCGCTCGACTTCGAGCAGCTCACCCGCGTGGAGCGCACGCTCGAGGACGCGAAGATCCCGACCTTCGGCGATGGCAAGTACATCTGCGTGCTCACGCCGCTCCAGATCCAGCAGCTCATGGTGGATCCCTCGGCGCAGCGTCTCGCGGTGTTCGAGCCCCCGGCCAACCCCCTGCTCGCGAAGAGCTACTACAAGTCGATCGGTCGTCTGAGCATCTACAAGAGCCAGACGCTTTCGACCACGCTGAACAGCTCGAGCGTGCCGGTGCAATACGGCCACGCCTTCGGTCCGGGCGTGCTGCTCTCGGCCATCGGCGACCTGCCGCGCGTGATGCCGAACACGAACGACAACTACGGCGAGCAGGTGCTGGTGGTGTGGCTCATGTACGCCGCATTCGGCCTCGCCGATAACCGCTTCGTGGTCTCGGTCCGCTCGGCCTGACCCAACAGGAGGACTAGACCATGGACGGCAAACGCATTCCGCTCACGCCCGCTACGTCGGGCAACTTCAACGGCGACACCGCTGGCACCGTCAAGGCTGGCGCAAGCGTCAGCATTTGGGGTCCCGCTGGCGGCGTGGTCAACGGCACGCTCGCTGCGCTCGTCATCGTCGACGCCGAAACCAACACGCTCACCCTGTCGGCCTACTGGCAGGTGAGCGAAGATGGCTCGACATGGTACGACGTCGCTGGTGCTGCAAACAACCCAGCCAACGTGGTGCTTGCCACCGGTACGGCTGGTGCTGACCCAACGGTGACGGAAGTCCTTCCTGCGCCATCGGCGGTGTACGCCTGGTCGTTCGCTCGCCTCGTCGTGGTCAACGGCGTGGCAACGGGCGGCGCGACGGACACCTACTCGATCCAGTACAAGTACGTCCGCGGCGCCTGACCGCTGACGACGCGATGACCACCACGAGGCACGCATGGCGCTCCTAGAGTCCGAGATCATCCGGCTGCGCTTCGAGTGCGGGTACAACCTGCTCAACGCAGGCGCTGAGCCGTACGTGTCCGTGGTGGCCATCTTCAACCAAGTCATCGCCACCTACATGCAGGCGGGCGCAACGACGACGAGCTCAACGGCGGTGACAGATGCCACCGTGCCGACGCCCGTTGCGTTGACGCTTGCCAGCGCGACCGGCTTTGCCGCAGGTCAGCGCGTGTGGGTCGACGTCGACACGAGGCAAGAGGCAGCTACGGTGCAGAGCATCGCTGGCAGCGTCATCACGGTGCAGCTGCAGCACCCGCACAGCGGCACCTATCCGGTGACGGTGGACGGCGGCGAAGGCATCGTGCGCTCGCTACTGCGTCGGCTCGACCAGGTACAAGCGGCCATCGCCACGGGCTACCAGTCCGCCGGCATCAAGAAGGTCGACGAGGTCGAGTTCTACGGCAACAGCTACCCCACGGGCGGCTCGCGCATCCGCATGCTCTACGAGGCGCAGATGCGCATCCGCGACGAGCTGTGCAGCGCGCTGAGCGTGCCGAACTACTGGCGCCGCGTCAGCGATAGCGCCGCTACTGTGAGCATCTACTGATGACCACGCTTCGCGATGGTCTCATCCCAGAGATCGACGGCATCCGAGCTATCCCCGAACAGCTCGGAGTCCGCACGAACATCGTGCAACGCGTGGTGCGCACGTGGACCGGCCCAGGCGTCAACCTCGGCACGTACACCGACGACGTGCTCGAGTTTCATCCGCTGCCCAAGGCTCGCGAGATGATGTCTGGCAACGAAGTAGACGTGGGGCCCATCACGCCAAACATGCTCGGCGTGGGGTACACGTACGCTGACGTCCGGCCGACGATGAACAGCAATCAGGAGCTGTTCTTCTTGGTCATCGGCAACAACGGCACACGCCGTTACGAGCTTGTGGACATCGACACGAGCCGACCCTTTCGCATGCACCTGATGCTGCGCACGCTCGAGCGCACGAGGCCCTTCTGATGGCCATCGAAAGCACGGTTGGCGGCGTAACCCTACCGCTTGCAGCTGGTACCATCGCAGATGCCAGCAGCGACCTTGCAGTGGACTTGATCGCGGCGTACGCGCGTCACTGGCTCAAGGCCATGCTCGACGCTCGCCTTGCGGTGCAGACGCCCACGAGTGCGGACGCATGCCCAGCGGCAAACGTGTACTCGTGGAATCCTGAGCAAGTGTGGTTGCGCGAAGAGATCGGCAAGCCTGCGCTCTTCGTATGGCAGAGCGGGCCCACGTCCTTCGTGGATCGGACGCTGGTCTATTCGTATCGCACCAGGCCGTTGTCGCTCTATTACATCTTCGCCGAGATGCACATGCCGAGCGCGATGACGATGCGCGCGGGTCTTATGCAAGACGTCGACGCCGTGCTCGCCCGCGCGTTTGACCGCTTCGCGCACCCGACCTTCGGTTTCAACGGCTACCCGGCTGGCGAGAACATCCGCGGCATGCTCACGGGCAAGATTGAGGACTTTTCCGTTGAATACGGCGGCGGAGAGCCGCAGCTTTTGGCAGCGATTCCAGGTGGTGCTGGTGGCCGCGGCATGGACGCAGACGGACGCGTGCAGCGCGTGTTCCTCGGGCTCCTGTGCAAGCTCACGATCTGGGAGCGAATCGGGCTCGACACGTTCTCGCTGCCAGCCGACGAAAACGCATTCGTCGACGCTGGGATCTACACCAACACCGAGGTCGCAGACGCAGGCGACGTGGTGCTTGTGAAAGAGGGCTACCTGCCATGACCACGCAAGATGACAAGCCGAATGTCTACCAGTCGCGCGCTCTGCTTGCTGGTGTCTACGGCGTGCCGTTCTATCGATACGGGCACACGCTCGACAGCGGCGGGCAGCTCTTTCGCTGGGTGCCCAACGACCAGAGCACGGCGGATGGTCGCACGGTCATCGCTGGCACAAGCGGCTACGAAGGGCGCTGGCTGCTCTGTCGCAACGACGACAAGGGCGCAGACATCGCCGACGCGTCGCCCACCATCACCGTGGGGCAAGGCGCGTGGCGACGCGTTGTTGGCCCGCTCTCGGTCAACCGCACCATCACCCTGAGCACCACCAACGCCGCCGCGGGTGACGTACTCGAGCTCACGCGCACAGATACCAACGCCTACACGGTTGCCGTCGTAAACGGTGGCATCGGTGGCGGCACGCTCTACACGATGCCCGTCTCGAGCGCGGCAAACGTGCGCGCGTGTTTCGACGGCACCAACTGGCTGCTCCGCAGCGTCTCAACCTGGTAGGAGGGAGCGCATGCCGCTCTGGGTACATGTCGAGGGGATCAAGGGCTCGCTCGTGGCGCATCCCGATGGGGCTGCGTCGGAGGGGCAGCCGCCGCGGTACATCGGCCTCAAGTTCGTAGCGCGCCCAGCTGACCAGCAAGGCACGCGAGACACGCGCAAGGCCATCGAGGCGTTCGACGTGGTGCGCGAGCTCGTGGAGGTGAAGCGCTCGGAGCACTTGCGCATCCGACGCGCAGCAGCCGACGGGGAGATCCGATTACTCGGCGAGTGCGACGCTCCGACGCGTGCGCTCGCAGAAGCGAAGCTTGCGCCCGTGGCGCAGCCTGGTTCCACACGCAAAAACGACTCACGCAATAGGAGCGATTGACGATGGCACTTACTGGACTCTCCCCCACTCGACGCACGCCCGGCATCGTGCGCGAGTTCGTGTTCGGCGCCGGTATCTCGTCCGGTGTCTCGAGCGACCGGCCCGTGCTCATCTTCGGCAACAAGACGAGCGCAGGCAGCGAGACCACCAACACCATCGGCGCTCCCATCGCGAGCGACGAGGATTGCGTGTTGCGCTTCGGGCGCAAGAGCGAGGCGCGCCTGCTGTATCGGCAGTTCGTCGCCATCAATCCAGATGCGCGCGTGTACATCATCGCTCCACCAGAGAGCGGCAGCGGCACGGCGGCGACGATCGACATCACGTTCACGAACACCTCGACGGCTGCGACGACGGGCGTGGTGACCATCCTGGGACAGGACATCACGTTTCCTATCACAAACGCGCAGACTGCCACGCAGATCGGCGAAGCCTGCCGCGATGCGATCAACGCGTTCGACGACGGCTCGCTCCCACTGACGGCAAGCGCATCGACTGGCGTCGTGACGCTGACCACGGCCAACCTCGGCGTGCGACAGGACTACGTGCTTGCTCGCGTGCGCGCCTACATCGTCGCGCCCACGTCCATCGTGACCACGACCGTGAGCGTTGGAGCTCTGACCAACGGCACCAACGAGGATGACTTTTCGACTGCCATTACGACCGCGGCGCTCGGCGAGTACACCTACCAGATCTCGCCCAAGTTCTCGACGTCGGCTCCGACCGCAACCGACAACGGCGTCGGCGAGCACATCGCGATGATTCGCGATCAGGCCTTGCCGATCAACGGCAAGAGCCAGATGGTGGTGTTCGGCCTGGTGGGCACGCAAGCGCAGAGCTCCACCGTCGCAACGGACAGCGACGCAAACAGCGTCTACGCGTTCTTCTTCGCCTCAAAAAACAGCGACTGGACGCCAGGCATGATCGCGGCGCATCTCTGCGGCGTGATGCGCTCGCAGCAGATGGTGGACCCCGCGGCCAACTTGGCCGGCTACAGCAACACGAGCACCACCAAGTTCAACTGCCCGGTGCCGTACAGTAAATCGGACTGGTGGACGCCCACCGAGATCGAGCAGCTGCTCAAGGACGGCGTTTGCCCCATCGGCGCGCGCGCCCTCGGCCAGGCATACCTCGTGCGCCACATCACCTCGAGGTCGCTCAACGACCAAGGCACCAAGGACTATCGCGCGAGCGAAGGTCACATCACCTCGGTGATGTTCACCATCTGGGACGTCATCAGCACGCGCTACCGCGAGCAGAAGCAGGGCAAGGTAGCCGACGATCCGTTGCCTGGCGCGAAGCCTGTGCCC